TACGCAATGTTACAAATCAAAAAAGAAACCCATGAACTTCTCAAAGAATATTGTGAAGAACACGGGTTTAAAATGGGTAGTCTAGTTGAAAATCTAATTAAGAAACACATTGGTGTCTCAAAACCACAATCAAGTGTGTTGAAGGCTGATAAGGTAGTTCTTAGAAATCAATCTTACTAAATCCATTCTCTTTTTTTATTTCAATTAATCCGTCTACGATATCTCTCATTTGTTCTAAGTGAGAAATCATCCATATAAAATCAAATTGTGTTTTAAGATATTGCATCATCATAAATAAAGATGATAAATTGTCTGCATCCAATGTTCCAAATCCTTCGTCTACTACTAAAAAATTCGGACGAGGTAAGTTACATACATTAATAAGTGCAACTCTAATAGCAAGGCCACTCACAAACTTCTCCATACCACTACACATCTCCAAAGGCCATTCTTGGTCTTCGTAAACAATCTTTGCATTGATTGACTTGCCGTCCATTTCCATTGTAACACCAAAGTCTACAACTTGTGCAAGAATGTTATTGATTTCATTTTCAATTACCGGAAGTGCTTTACTAATCAACTCATATGGAATACCATCTCTCTTTACAGCATCTAAATAATAGGTGTATAATCGGTTCTTTTCCTCTAAGTCCTTAACATCACTCATCTTTTGTTTTATACCCTCTATATAGGTCTGTAATGATGAAATAGAACCATTTGTAGTTGCTATTTGTTTACTGATATCTTTAATGTCCGATTCAATTTTCTTTTTCTCTACTTCTAATTCTTTGATTTGTTTTTCTAACTCTTTATTACTTTGAATTGTTTCTTCGTTCTCAAAATATCTTTCAATATCTTCTTCTACTTTGTCCAATTGGGTTTCTAATAGTTCTTCTCTTGTAACCAATCCACTAAATTCTAAATAATAATTTTTATGAGTTGCTTTGGCTTTTTCTAATTTATTTTTTAAGTCGTTCCACTCATTATATTGTTCTTCTATACCTTCCCATGTATCCAAAGTTTGTTGGATACCTGTACAATCAACCATTGCTTCTCTAACTATTTCTTTTAATTGAGGCAATGATTCCTTTACTCTCATTGCATCTTTTACAAAGGTATTATCACAACAAAACTTACAATTGGGGTCATATTCATGTTTATCCAAATGTGAAATCTTTTCTTCGGCTGAGGATAAATGTCTTTTTGCAATATCATAAACTCTTGTAGCTTCAATTAACGCATTTTGTTCTCTTTGATAATTAGAATATACAACTTCTATATCGATACCATTAAATTGTTGTTTAGTTGTAATTGTATCCGTTAACTCAACCATTTTTTCGGTAATAGTAGTAATATTTGTGGTTTTATTCTGCATAATATCTTTATTTGTATCAATATCACCTTTTAATTTTTCTCTACGTTCATTCAAATCATCAATATTCAAATTACCATCAATCGGAGTAAGGTTTCTACTCAAATCTAATATAACACTATCTAATCCACCCTTATCACCATTCAATCTATTCAATTCTTTCTCAAACTCTTTCAACTCACCCTTATTATCTTTCAACTCATTTGCTTTATCAGCTAGTTCGGTTGTAAAGTCGGTTTTCTTAAAATTTTTGATAAGAACCGAAACTTCTTTGATATCTTCCGTAGCAGTTTCGTATAATTTATCAAATACATTTAATCCCATAAATTGAGCAAGTAAATCTTTTCTCTCACTTTGTGACTTATCAATGAATATAGAGTTATTACCTTGCAACGATAAAGAAGTCAATACAAAATCTTCGTACTTACCAACATATTGTTCAATTACTTGATTGGTATCTCTTCTCTCTGTTCCATTTAAAGATATCTTCTCACCACCATCATCATACCAAAAGTTTACATCTACCTTTACATTTTTACCTTTGTTAATTGTTTTAGCAGTTCTTTCAATGTAATAATCTACTCCATTTACTTGAAAATGTAAATAACATCTAAAATCAGTCTTACGATTGTTTAAGATATTAGCTGCTTTGAATGCTCTACTACTTTTATCATAAAGACAAAATGAAATAGCATCAAAGATAGATGACTTACCTTGTGCGTTTGGTGCAAATAGTCCCATCAATCCATTTAACTTACTAAAATCAATTTTGTTATCTTCACCATATGAAAACATATTAGAAAACTCAAATCTAATCGGTTTCCATTGTATGTTTCTTAAAGTATCCTCGTGTACAATTCTACTATTTACGTCTCTGTTAATATTTTCCAATTCTGCTAAATCTTTCTTATCAACAAATGGCATCATTCTTTCTACATACTCATTGATTAAAGAGTTTTGATAATTGATATCGGAAATATCTTCAAAATCTAATTTATTTTGTCTATCTCCTGTTTTCTTCTTTGATAATGAGTCCGTTCTAATAATTGTAAAGTCCTCAACACCATATTTCATTTTGATTTCTGCAATTACCTTTTTAGTATCGGCAGTATCGGTGTTTGACAATCTTACTCTTAAACGAGGATGCTTTGGCATATCATTTACAACTGGAACTTTACCATTGTCGATATCCATTGTATAATAACCATAATCATTTTGAATATCAATTTCTTCGTAAGTCATAGTGTCCAAATCCCATGCTAAAAAACCATGTCTACCCAATGTTTCACCAAAGTTTTGTTGAACCAATGAACCTGCATAAACTACCTTACAACCTTTTGGACTTATCATTTCTTGACGTTTATGAATATCACCTAAAAGTGCTAAATCAAAACCATCAAATATATCCGTTGTAAAATGCCTACTACTCACCACATAACCTATATCAGTTTGTGAATTATCAACAGGCCCGTGGAATAATGCAATCTTTTTATTACCTGTTAGTTTATCAGCACTAATCCAATTGTCTTTGTTATCTAAAATTGAAAATACTGAAAAATCAATACCACCAATTGAAAACACTTGTGTATCTCTTAAATAATAAAAGTCTTTTAATTCTAATGCATCAACCAATGGAGTAAGAACATCCATTCTATCCATATTGTTCATATTACAATCGTGATTTCCGGTAATAAGAATTGTAGGACAAGTTTTAGCACACTCTTTGAATAACCAACTTATTTCGTTGACTAATTCTGGTGACATTTCTAATTTAGCGTGTGCAATATCACCTGCTAAATATATAATTGCGTCTTTGGTTCCTCTTTTACGGATTTCCTCAAACATCAATTCAAATACCTGTCTATACTCTTTGTGTCTTTTCACATTACGGATATGAACATCCGCTATATGATAAATTTTCTTTAAACTCATAATGAATTTATTTTGTTCAATAATAATTCTTCGGGAGAAAACTCTTTAGCTTCCTTTAACTCTTCGTAGAATTTTTCATACCCCATATCGGCGGCATCTTTATCTTTAAGATACATCATTTTTACATGAATACCTTGTTTTCTAAAATATTCGGCAGCTTTAAGTGCCTCATTAATTGCATCACTATCCAATGAAATAATAATGTCAGTAATTCCACTCATAAAGATTTTCTCTACCAATGTTTTGGATGGAAATTTACCTAATAATGGAATTGCATTTCTTTTAATTGTGATTGCATCAAATACACCTTCACATAGTATAATCGGTTCGTTCCAATTGACTTGAGAATCAAAACATATTACATTTTTACTGATTGGAGGATTTTTGTATTTCATTTTGTTGTCCGGATAATACGAACGAGAAACAAAGTAATTCAATGACCCATCGGAATTGTATGATGGTATAATTACTCTTTGTCCATATAATCCTTCTTTACAATATCCTATGTTATATTTGATTATATCTTTTTCGGTAATACCTCTTTGAGTAAGGTAATGGATTGCGTGTTTATATTCTGGATTAAACCCCTTTGGAGTCTCACTAAGTGATATAAATTCTTTTGGTAAGGAAATAAACACCTTTGTATCGGCGTCCTCTAATTGTGGGTTATAATTACTATCTCCGTAGATTTCTCTAATAACTGAAATAACCTTTCTATCGACATCTAACTTTTTTAATAATGAGGTTAATTTCTTACCACCACTATTACAAGTCCAACAATGCCACTTTTGAGTTTCTGTATTAACTTGTAGTTTTGGTTTGTGATGATTACAAAACGGACAGTAAAATGCCAACTCATTCCCTTTAAGAGTGAGATGACTACCTAACACACCGGTTAGAGTAGATACGACTATATTCTTATCATTTTGCTTCAACACGACTTAAATATACGATAAATATTTGATATTACCAAATAATTTATGGTCTATTTTCCTCTAAAAACCACTCTTCTGGGATTAATTTGTCGGAATACTTAAATCCGTTCTTTTCACACCACATGCCGTATGTAGTTTTGGAGTTTTTGCTGATTTTGTTCTTTGAATTGGAAAATACGAAACGAATATCCAAATTAGGGTTTTGTTCCTTTACTAATTGGTGTTTCTTACGGTCTGCTGCAACAAATCTACCTTTAGTCTCCACTCTAATACCATTGGGTAGTTTGAAATCAGGATGGTAGTTATGTTCGGAGGCAGGTATAATATATGCAACCTTTTCGGTTTCATATTCTACGACCATTCCTCTACTTTCTATTTGAGATGATATGGATTCCTCTAAACCAGACTTAAATCCATATTTTTTAGCAACCCATTTTGGATTGTTCTTTTTTGTAACTTTTTTAGCCATTAAAATTATTTATTTTTCAACGATGCAACTATAGCTGAGTATTTTCTCTCATTTACATCTCCGTTTCTACCAACTTTTAATTTAGCAGCATCTAATACTTTCTCATCTGCTTTTTGGAAATCGTTTGTAGTATATGGGGTTTTTGCATTTTCATATGCAGCTTTAGAAATTTTATCAACTCCTAACTCTTTCTGACCTGCATTGTATAAATCTAATATTTTAGACATAATAATTGTTTTTACTTATAAATATATGTTATGTATCA